ATTCTAAAAACAGAAACACCTACTTTTCTTCAATCTAATAAATTACTAGGTGAATGGTGTGTGAACGCTGACATTATCAAGTTAAATGAGTATGAATATCAAAAAACAAAACACTTACTCGAAAGTCTTTATTATTCAAACTATCCTGGTATTGATAATAAGTTAATCGTTACATTGGGTGATAAAGGTTGTACTTTTAGAAATAAAGAATATCCTGTTACAACAAAAGTAGAAGTAAGAGATGTTTCAGGAGCAGGAGATACTTTTTTAGCTGCTTTTACGTTGTCATATTTATCAAATAATAATCCCGACACATCAATCAAGTTTGCTCAAGAGTGTTCAGCTGAAGTAATTCAAAAACACGGAGTTGAGGTCGTTACAACGAAATGAAAGCAGCTGTAATATATAATTTTAATGAACCCTTAGTCGTTGAAAAACTTTACTTAAAACACAAATGTCAAGTAGGACAGGTGTTAGTAGAAGTTCGTAGTAGTGGGATATGTGGAGCTCAACTAGGTCATATTTCAGGTGTTAAAATAAAAAAAGAGTTTTTACCTTGTTTACTTGGACACGAAGGAGGAGCTAAAGTACTCGAAGTTGGTGAAGGAGTAACAACGGTAAGTCCAGGTGATAGAGTAGTGATGCACTGGAGAAAAGGAGATGGGATAGAATCAGAGTTTCCGAAGTATGTTTCAGAGAGTAGTGGGAAAATTGTAGGAGGAGGATTAGTTACAACATTCAATGAGATGGCTATAGTCTCAGAGAACAGAGTAACAAAAATAGATGATGACATTCCATATGATGTTGCTGCTTTGATGGGTTGTAGTGTTACGACAGGTTTAGGTATTATTAATAATGAAGCTAAATTAAAAATAGGTCAATCAATAGCTATATTTGGGTCAGGAGGAGTAGGATTAAATGTTGTTCAAGGAGCCTCACTCGTATCAGGAAATCCTATTATAGCCATAGATGTTCACGACAATAAACTTGAGTTAGCTAAAGAGTTCGGAGCTACTCATACAATAAACACAAGTAAAGAAGATGTTCGAGATTCTATTAAAAATATAGTTGGTAGTTCAGGTGTCGATGTGTTTATCGATACGACAGGTCATACAGAATTAATCGAAACAGCTTGTGATATGACAAAAGGAGGAGGTAAAACAATTATGGTAGGACAACCGAAACCTAATGAACATTTAACTTTACATTCAGTGCTACAACATTTTAAAGGAAAAATTTTAATGGATAGTGATGGTGGTCAAACTAATCCTTCAATAGATATAAATCGATATTTGAGTCTATACAAAAGAGGTAAACTCAATCTTGATAAATTAATAACGAATCGTTTTGATTTGTTTAATGTAAATGAAGCTCTCGATGTAGTCCGTTCTGGAAAAGGACTATCTGGTAGATGTATTATAGAAATGTAAATATATGAAAAGTATGTGGTCATATTTTGAAAACTTTTTCACACCTGAAGAGTGTGATATACTAACTTTAAAATGTTTAAATAAGAGTTTGAAAGATGGTATGGATGAAGGTAAAGTTGGAGGACAACACGATGGTCGTATTGACTCAAAAGTCAGACAAGTAAAACTTTGTAATATTTATTTAGATGAAATGAGAGAAGTATTTGCTAAATTAGTTTCAGCTGTTGATGCGGCTAATAAAAAGTGGTTTAATGAAATAGATATAACAAATCTTGAGTATATCCAGTTTATGCAATATGATACAAATTCAGGAGGATTCTATACAGAACATCAAGACGTAATGTACCTCGACGGTGATAAGATTCAAACCCCCTCAGGTGATGAAATTAATCTTCATAGAAAAATATCATTTTCATTACAATTATCAGAATCAAATGATTATAAAGGTTGTGATTTAAAATTCAATCGAGCTGATTGTGAGGCATCAGGAAGACCAGACCCTGAAACAATAAGACAGAAAGGAACTTTACTCGTGTTTCCTTCATTTGTACGACACTCAGTTACACCTATCACAGACGGGACAAGACACGCTCTCGTAGGATGGGTAGTAGGACCTACTTGGAGATAATATGAATAAACAAGATTTGATTAATTTTGAACAAAGAATAATTAATCATTACAACAATAACAAACTTCCATTTTTATTTCACTTGAGTGGAGGAAATGAAATTGAGTTATTAAAAATATTTCAACACGTTGAAAAGGGTGATTATGTTTTAGCAACACATAGAAATCATTATCACGCCTTATTACACGGTTTACCTCAAGATGAAGTTGAACAAAGAATACTCGATGGTAGAAGTATGTTTATGTATGATAGAGAGAGAAACTTTTTTAGTTCAGCTATTGTAGGAGGTATTCCAGGTATAGCAGTAGGAATAGCTTGGGCATTGAAACAAAAAAATTCAGACCAATTTGTATGGTGTTTTGTAGGTGATGGAGCGGAAGATACAGGAAACTTTGCTGAGGCTGTCAGATACGTAGATGGTTGGAATCTACCATGTAACTTTATCATAGAGGACAACGATAAATCTATCATAGCTAATAAAAAGACAAGATGGGGAACAAGTGATTTACAAGAGTGGCCTAATACTTGTGTTTACAGATACAACTATGAATTGCCTTTTCCTCACGCTAGAACAAAAGACTTTTGTGATTTATCAGAAACTAAGAAAATACTGAAAACAGATGAAGAATATTTTCCTAAATTACCTCAAGAAACATTTCCAGATTTCGATGATATTGAGATAGGAGATATGTCCTACAAAGAAGCGGTAACACAAGCTATGACAGAATTAGGAAAAGACAACACAATGTTTATCGGTTATAATGTTGGAGGTGAGTTCGGGAACGCTATGGGAACATTAGAAGGTGTACCTGAAGAAAAGAAACTTGAGACTCCAGTAGCTGAGAATCTTATGGGAAGTTTAGCTTTAGGAATGTCTTTTGAGGGTATAAAACCAATTGTTTATTATGAAAGACACGACTTTATGTTAGTTGGAGCTGACGCTATCGGAAATCACATTAATCACGTGGAAAGATTATCACACGGTGAATTTAAAGCTCCTGTCATATTGAGAACGGTTGTAGCAGACGGAGGACCTTTTTATTCCGGTCCTACTCATTCACAAGACTTCACTAAAGTATTTAGAGAGATGGTAGATTTTCCAATATTCGAACCTATGACTCCTGAAGAAGTAATAAGAGATTACAAGAAAGCACAAATGGCTACAGGACCAGTAATGATAGTAGAAAGAAAAAGTTGTTATGATGGTAAAACAACAACAATATAAAAACTTATTTAGTCTAAAAGACAAAGTAGCTATAATCACAGGAGGTTATGGACACTTAGGTCTTTCAATGTCAAAAGCTCTAGCTTCGTTCGGAGCTAAAGTATTTGTGATGGCTAGAACGGGTCTTAAACAAATTGACTTTGATGGTAGTTTGACATTTATAAGATGTGATGTTACAGATTCTAAACAAGTTAAAAAAAGAATCAATGATATATTAAAAAACGAAAACACTATTGATATATTGATTAATAATGCTTTCAACGAAGATAGAAAACCCATTGAAGATATAACAAAAGATGAATGGGACAAGGGTATTGATAATATACTATCACATAACTTTTTCTGTACTCAAAGTGTTTTACCACAAATGTTAAGACAAGGTACAGGTTCAATTATCAATATATCTTCGATTTACGGTTTATTAGGACACGACCAAAGTTTATATCAAGAAGTAAAAAGTAGTAGTATATATTACTCAGTAGCTAAGGGAGGTATTCTACAAATGACAAAAAGATTAGCTACAGAATATGGGTCAAAGGGAATACGAGTCAACACGATAAGTCCAGGTAATTTTCCTAAAAAGACAAAAGGTGTACCTGAAAGACCCGGATACATAATAGATTTAAGTAAAAGAACTCCAATGAAACGAGTAGGACAACCAGATGAAGTAGCGGGAGCTGCTGTGTTTCTCTCGTCAGAAGCATCATCATATATAACAGGACAAAACATAGTTATCGATGGTGGTTGGAGTGTTTGGTAATTAACAATAGGAGATAAAAATGCCTGAATCAATCAAATTCACAACAGAAGAACTTCAGTCTTTACAAGACTTACAGACAAAGTATCAAGAGTCTCAAGTAAAGTTTGGTCAAGTCTCAGTTCAGAGATTACTTCTGAATCAACAACTAAATAAGTTGATTGAAACAGAACAAGGTCTTACAAAAGAGTACGCTGAAATACAGGCTGAGGAGGCTACATTAGTGGCTTCTCTTAGTGAAAAGTATGGAAACGGACAACTTGACCCTGAAACCGGTGTGTTTACACCAAATTCTTAAAAAAAGTTTGTAAATTATTGTATTTGGATAACTTACGTTATATTTATATGAGAATAATTATATTCAAAGCTTTGAACAAAAAAATTAATTAGGAGAATCACAATGGCAGAAAGAATCGTCTCGCCAGGTGTATTTACTCGTGAAAGAGATTTATCATTTCTTCCTCAGTCAATAGGTGAAATAGGAGCCGCTATAATCGGTCCTACACAACTAGGTCCAGCTTTCACCCCTACTCAAATTACCAATTTTCAAGAATTTGAGGAACTATTTGGAAAAATTGATGACAGATTTTACACGCCATACACCGTTGAACAATACCTACAAAGTGCAGGTGTTGTAACCGTCGTTAGAGTCTTAGGTATCGGAGGATATCAAGCACATACACTTGAGGTAATAGCAACAAGGAGTAATACATCAAAATCATTAGCTGTATTAGCACCTTCTCGAGGAGGCAGTGGAACGACTGATTTATCATCAGCACGTGTTGATGGAACTTGGAGCGACTTCGCTATTAGAATAAGCGCTAGTGAAACTTATAGTGCTTCATTTGATACGGGAAGTACTAATTATGTTGATAAAGTAATCTCAACTGAACCTACATCAACAACATCAGGAGGTTCAACATCTTCGGTTTATGTTTATAAACATTTTTCAGACCAATCTCATAGACATTTTGGTACAGACCCAACATCAACGTTGACATTCAAAGTTAACACAACAGGTCTTGATTTTGCAGGAGGTTCGACAGGATATGATGCTAAAGGTAACGCTACAACGTGGAGTGGTAACAAAGATTACAACGTAGCACGTACACCTTATATTCAATCACAACCTATTGATGGTGTATCTCACGTATTACATAATGCAGCTGAGGTTAATAATCTATTTAGAGTATATACACGTTCTCACGGTACAGCAGCTAATACACAATATAGAATACATATATTGAATGTAAAAGCATCAACCGTTTCTGACCAGAACTTTGGTACGTTTTCACTTCAAGTCGTTAGATTGAATCCAGGAGGAGCTAATGACGGAGAGATACTCGAACAATTTGATGGATTGTCTTTTGACCCATTGAATCCAGATTTCTTTGCTAAGAGAATCGGTGATAGACACGTAACAATCGACTCGAATGGTAAACTTGATTACTATGGTGATTATCCAAATAAAAGTTTATACATCAGAGTAGGTGATTATGTTGATATGGTAGAAGGTACAACATTTAAATTACCAGAAACTATGTTACCATTTGGATTTGCATCCATTGATAATCCAATCATTAGTACAGCGGGTACAGGTAGTGCTAGTGGTTCAACTATTCCAACAGCATCATTTGTTGAAACTCAGTTAAATGATAGTAATGTATTTGATGAGAATATATTCTTTGGATTTGATTTTTCTAAAGAAGGAACTAGAATGTTATTAGCTCCGATTCCTAATGGTTCATCAGGAGGAGGAAATGACAATGTGGCATTCAATTTAAACACACATGCTGTAGGTAACTCTGATGCTTCAAGATTAGTAGGAGCTGGTGAATCTTACTCAGGTGACTCAGAAATAATCACTCTGTCAGGTTCAGCTATAGAACAGAAGAAGTTTGCTGTTCCTTTCCAGTGGGGATTTGATGGAAGTAATCCAGCTACACCTTCACTTACAGGCACAGACATAGCCAATACTAACTCTCAAGGATTCGATATGTCATCAGCAGAGGCTAGCGGAACATTAGCTTATAAACGAGCTATCAATGCTGTAAGTAATCCAGATGAGTTTGATATTAACTTGTTAGTAACACCAGGTGTTATTCATAGATTACACCCTAGCGTTACTAATCACGCTATCAGTAAAGTAGAGGCAAGAGCAGATGCTTTATTTATAATGGATAGTTCTGATATTGATGATAGTATTAATACCGTAGTTGACGCTGTCAATACTCTTGATACAAACTACGTAGCTACATATTATCCTTGGGTTAAACTTGTTGATAGTCGAACTCAAGTTCCTGTATTTGTACCACCTTCAGTTGTGATTCCAGGAGTGTTAGCATTTAATGATAGTGTTTCACACGAATGGTTTGCTCCAGCAGGACTCAACAGAGGAGGTCTAGCAGGTTTAGGTGTAACAGAAGCCAAGACAAGACTTACACACGCAGAAAGAGATAGATTGTATGAGGGTAGAATTAATCCTATAGCATCTTTCCCTAATCAAGGTGTAGTTGTGTTTGGTCAAAAGACACTTCAATCCAAACCATCAGCATTAGATAGAATCAACGTTCGTAGATTGTTGATTGCACTTAGAAAGTTTATTGCTAGTGCTTCACAATTCTTAGTATTCGAACAGAATACAGCAGCAACACGAAACAGATTCTTGAATATTGTTAATCCATATCTCGAACAAGTACAACAAAATAGTGGTTTGAGTGCTTTCAGAGTAGTGATGGATGACACTAACAATACAGCAGATGTTGTTGATAGAAATCAGTTAGTAGGTCAAATCTTTATTCAACCTACTAGAACCGCAGAGTTTATCGTACTAGACTTTGTTGTTCAACCAACAGGAGCAACATTCCCTGAGTAAGTTTAACCTACTAAAACAATGTAACTTATAATGAAAAACCCCAATTTCGGTTGGGGTTTTTTGTTTTTTACATAAAATTTGACCTTTTGATATTTATTAATGAGTGAAAATAAAGGACTTTTTTTAGGAGATTTAGGAATGGCTACATTAGACCCTTCAGAAATTATGTTTACACCATTTGAACCGAAGACAAAAAATCGGTTCATTATGTATATTGAAGGTGTACCAGCTTATTTAATTAAAGCGGCTAACAGACCACAGATTCAGTTTGAAGAAATCGTATTAGACCACATCAATGTAAAACGATACATAAAAGGTAAGGGAGCTTGGCAACCTATCGATATTATGTTGTACGACCCAGTTGTACCTTCAGCAGCTCAAGCTGTGATGGAATGGATTAGAACTTCACACGAATCAGTAACAGGTCGTGATGGTTATTCAGATTTTTATAAAAGAGATGTTACTTTTAACTTGTTAGGTCCAGTCGGTGATAAAGTTGAGGAATGGACATTAAAAGGAACATATATTGAGAATGCTAATTTCGGTGATTTGGATTACGCTACAAGCGACCCAGCTGAAATTACATTAACACTTAAATACGATTACGCAATACTACAATTCTAATAGGAGTATAAAATGAGTGAATGGATAGCAGCAAATTGGGAATACGTTTTAGTAGTTCTTTACGCAGTAGAGAAGATTGTTAAACTTACCCCAACTAAATACGATGACATTGTTTTCGATATGCTTTTGAAACCTATCAAGGAAAAGATAGCACCGAAAAAATAAATTGTTATTTGAAATCCAAAGGTTATAATTATAATTGGTTATTATAAATTATTCATATAAGGAAAAATAATGGCAGAATACAAGTTTCCAACGGAAATCGTTGATTTGCCCTCTAAAGGACATTTTTACGTTCAAGGACATCCTCTATCAAGTGGTAAAGTAGAGATAAAGTATATGACAGCTAAAGAAGAAGACATACTTACATCTCAAAATTTGATACAAAAAGGTGTCGTGATTGAAAAATTATTACAATCATTGATAGTTGATAAATCAGTCAAAATCGATGATTTATTAATAGGTGATAAGAATGCTGTAATGGTGGCAGCTCGTATCTTGGGATACGGAAAGGATTACAAATTTACGTATGACGGTGAAGAACAATCTTGTGATTTAACTTCACTTGAAGCCGTTGATATTGATTATTCGAAGTTTCCTCGAGGAAAGAATCAGTTTGAGTATAAATTACCTAATTCTGAAAGAGAAATTACATTCAAACTATTGACAGGAGCTGACGAAAATGAAATTGATAAAGAGATAAAAGCTCTTGAAAAAATATCTAAGGAACAAGGATTCGAATTAACAACACGATTAAAGTATATGATTACTTCAGTAGATGGTAAATCAGAACCCTCTTATATAAATAATTTTGTTGAAAATGAGTTTTTATCAGTTGATTCATTTGAATTTAGAAAATACTTATCCTCAATCACACCCGATATGGATATGAGTACCACAATAACAGATTCAAATGGGAAGGAACAGGTGATTACGGTTCCAATAACCGTTCGATTTTTTTGGCCTTCAGCCGGAATATAAACTTCAGATACACGAAGAAATATTTCAATTAATACTACATTCTAAGGGAGGATTCACTTTTAAAGAAGTGTATGACCTACCCATATATCTCAGAACATTCTATCTCAAGAGATTACAGACTCATTATAAGAAAGAATCAGAAGAGTTACAAAAACAACTCAACAAAACAACTCCACAATTCAAAAAGTAATTTTTTATATATTTGATATTTATTATTGAGTTATAACACATAATTTAGTTGGAGGCTCGAATGTCTAAATATAAAAAAATAAACGAAGCTTTAGTAGGTGACTTTCTAAATGCAATATTTAGAAGTGTTGGTAAAGGAGCCGGTTCTCGTGCATTAGATAAATTATCTAAGAAAGATGCAAAGTTCAATAAGATTCGTAAAGATTTAGAAAAAGCAAGACAAGATTTAGATAAACATCTTAAATCAAAAGGTGCTGATACTAAATTATCTAGTAAAGATATGAAAGCAATACGTAGAGGTGAATTACCTGATTGGTTATAAAAAACTTTTTTTATTAAGGATACACAATGCCAAGAGACGCTGATACTGGTAAATTCCGTACCCAGAATTTTTTAGATGCAAAAGATGCTGCAAAAGAGTTACAGGCTACCATTAAAAATATGGGTCCTTTACTCGCCTCAGCAACTGGTGCTTTTGGTGACCAGGCTAAACTCATCGCTACTATTAGACAAGAGGCTGAGAAAAAAGGTAAAATATCAGATAAGGAGCTTAAAAGTTTAAAAGAGATTGCAGGATTACAACAGGAACAAGCTGAAGCAATTTCAGAAATAGCTCCAGGGTTTGCTAGTATGTCGGCTAATGCAGGTAGAACAGCAAGTGCAGTCGATACGTTATTAGGTGGAATGGGTGGTGTTGTCGTAGCAGTTGGAGCAGCTGTAAAAGCATTCTTATCAATAGCACAAGCAGTTACTGATACAAGAAAAGAATTAGGTGTGTCAGCTGAACAAGCGGCATCTATAACGGTACAGAACAAAGCTTTAGCTCAGATAGCTAAAGGATTCGGACTCACCGTAGAGGATATATCTCAAGCTCAAGCCTCAATAAGAGAAGATTTAGGAGCTAGTGTACAGGAAT